GATGAACAAACTTGAATTGCATACCACTGGCAGATTGACTTTAGGAGAGTTGTTCAAACTGTGGTTAGGTAAACATCTGAAATTGGTGATTTATTTTTCCCTGCAGCCGGACAAAAACGGTTTGCATGTGCACAAAGTGGACTTACACATCGAGAAATCTAAATGACACTCATCTTTGAATGCCCCGAAGAAGAAGAATGGTTTGAGGAAGATCCTGATGAGACGCACCAAAAAATGAGTATTCTACAAAAAGTGATAGCTGCACGAAAAGGGATAGCTGCTGCACTTGAGCGCGAGTTTACGAATAGGAAGAAGGGGGAAATAAAATGACAGATGAGATAATTGAATTTACACCTGTCGAATGCCACTTAGGCCCTCGTTATTCAACCATACACAAAGAATTAGCTCGTTTTTATTTTGATAACCTAGCAGAGGTCGAGAAGGTTCTGGAATTTCTCAAGGCACGCGGCGCTGCTGTCGGCAAGATTACGGTGGACGTAGACGAAGAGCGCGTTCAATGGGTACTCTATCAGACGTTTGAAATCCTTCAACGATGAAATTAACTGGATAATCTTACAAATGCGTATAAATTATCCGCTTCCGTAAAAAAAGGAGAGTAAAAATGTGGGTTTCGATAGGAGAAAATTACTTAATTAATTTAAATACTACTGTACTTGCCATTGAAAAAGGACCGGGATGCAAGGTAGTCGTATACTGGGAAGACAAGAAACATCAGTTACTTTTTGAGAATGACACGTTAACGAAGCAAGCTTTTGTGTATTTACAAGATGCTCTTCTGCTTCGAAACCAAGCGGAGAGCCAAAATGAGTGACTGGATCAGCGTTGAGGATGGCTTGCCATCAAATTTTAAAGAGGTATTAACTTATGATGTTGAGACAGCAGTATGTGAAATTGCTTGTTATCATGAAGGGCGTTGGTTACAAGATATTGCGGGCCCGTGCTGGAATCGGTGTGTAACTCAACACGAAACAGATGCTAGCCACTGGATGCCATTGCCAAAGCCACCGAGGAAGTAAAATGCCTCAACCGTTAAATCCGTATTCAGTAATTCCGTCTGCTGAACCAACATGGAAACCTGAGAAAATGACTGATTCGATTTTAGAACTCCCAAATCGTTGGATTGATTTAAGAAATGTGGTTTGTTGCCAATGGTGTCCAAGTTGTGATCTAAGTAACGAGGACATTGTGTTATGGACCGTGGCAAATATACGGTTCATTCTAATCAGTAGAGAAGTTTCAGCATACGCGAGATCGTCTATCGAAGAACATTATATTAACCTCACTCACCAACAACATGCTGATGCTACGCAATTCATCAAAGATTATATTTCCCCCAAGAAGACCAACTTAAGTCCTTCATCTTGTGTAATCCCATTTATGTAAAAGGAGAATGAAATGGAAGATAAACCAGAAGCAGACAAACCACCTACACCTCCTCCGTTTGAAGATTCGGAGCGGTTAGATAAATCAGTCGAAGCGATGCGAACTTATCCCAGTCCGTTGCGTCGATCTCATAGAATGACACAGGAAGAAGCAGAGGAAGTCCAGAAGATTGCTCAAGATATGGCAACTGCTAAGAAATGAAATATCGAAAAAGACCAATTGTGGTTGAAGCTTTTCAAATGACGCCAGAAAATTGTCATGATATATACAAATGGCCTGAGTGGTTAAAAATGGCTGCTCATTTAGGTTCTTTTGAGCCGTGGCCAAATATATGGGATTATATGTGTGGGCGTCTGCAAACATTAGAAGGATCTTATGGGGTGGCGAAGAATGATTATATAATTCAGGGGATAAAAGGCGAATTATATCCATGCAAACCTGATATTTTTGAAAGGACTTATGAAAAAGTAGAAGACGATGACCCAAAAGATTGTAATTAACCGAGGATGGGGACCCTTTGCGCTCTCAGAGAAAGCCAAGACGTTTATGGGATTGGTTACGGTCATTCGTCATCGCTCAGATCCCAAGTTGGTCGACTGTGTTGAAACGCTGAAAGATGAAGCTAATGGGGAAGGCGTTGTGCTCAAGATTGTTGAGATCCCTGACGATATCGAATGGGAAATAGGGGTTAACCCTACTCATGGAATGGAATGGATCCGTGAGAAACATCGAACCTGGTGGTGATTTATGAGTCAGAAAGTTGTAATTAATGTATGTCATGGAGGGTTTGGACTTTCAACAGAAGCCCTAGAGTTTTTGGGATGGACATCGAGAACTTTAGGTAACAAAGAATACAATAATCAGAATCGATTCCGTACGTCTCCTGAATTAATTCGATGCGTTGAAACCTTAAAGGCACAAGCAAATGGGCGTTGCGCCGACCTGGAAGTGATTAAGATTCCTGACGACGTTGAATGGGAAATTAGTGAATATGATGGATATGAACACGTGGCCGAATGTCATCGGACATGGCCGTGAGTGAATATGCCCTGTGGTGAAATTGGCATCACAATGCCCTTTGATGGCATAATTCGCGGTTCGAATCCTCGCGGGGCAGTCGATTCAATCGACACATCGGCATCATATGTCGATATTTTTCAATTTTTTCGACACATAAGAGGAAAATTAATGCGTTGCGAATGTGAAAAGATTGCAAAAGAAACAGTGGAAAAAATCCAAAAACAGCCCGACGTGCAATGGTGCACAGAAGTGAGTAACCGATTGAAGGAGCTCCCAGATAATCACATTGAGATTAACGATGAAACCGCATACGGATGTTGTTGCCCCGCTTGTGGAAACTGTGTATGCGGAGACTGTATTTGAGTGAAGAAACCGAACAAATCGCCTTAATCCAATGGTGCAAATACCACCCAATCCTCAAACATTACCTGATCGCCATTCCTAACGGTGGTTGGAGACACAAGGTCACAGCCGTCAAATTAAAGCGTCAGGGCGTTAAAGCGGGGGTGTCGGATCTGTTCCTAGCATACCCAGTTGCGCCTTACCACGGAGCTTGGCTTGAACTTAAACGGGCAAAACCTGCAACTTCACATTTATCTGCAGCACAAAAAGATTGGATTGAACTTATGGAGCATATCAAGTTCAAATGCTATGTTGCGTATGGATGGGTAGCCGCAAAGGATTGTTTGCTTGAATATTTAAACGAAGAAAGATCAGACAGCCAAGGGATTACAGGAGAAACGCGAGACTGATCTTCCTTCGTTAGTGCTATGCTTCACACCAGCACCATGTCAATTTTACTCTAATCTATCTCGATTATCCACTGCTTAAAAAAAGTACTCGGCACCTACTAATCCATTTAAAATCACTTGGTTACAGAGTAGGTACTAGGGTACTTTTAGGAGTGGTCCGGTACTACCGTACTACTTGAAGTACTAAGCGGCTTAGTACTTAGTTTTGGTTAAACATTCATCGCCTATACCTTATACCTACACCTTATGCCTATACTATTTCCCAGATTTCCCCACAGTTTGATTATTCTGTTGGGTATTCCCCTATGTTACCATCGAGAAAACCTACCATCGGAGGGTAATTACGCGTGCCAAAAGAAGAACTGAAAGTCCGGGGCGCAGGTGCACCCACCAAATACACAGATGATATGCCCGATATCGTTCTGCTGCTGATGTATCAAGGCGCGACGAAAGCCATGCTTGCACGCACACTCCAAGTTGATATTTCTACCATCACCGAATGGCAAAAAGATCCGACCAAACCTGAATTTGGGGCTGCGCGTAGATTAGGCAGGGATTGGGCCAAAGGATGGATGGAAGAACAAGCATTAGACAACCTCAAGAATCCAAACTTTAATGCCGTGTTATGGTCGATGCAAATGCGCAATCGTTACGGTTATAGCGAGAGTCCCAAGCGTAAGATCAAAAATTTAGCAGACGCATCACATCTTGAACGGTGCACACAAATATTCAAAGCGATCGAAGAGGGTGAATTGACGGCCGATGAAGCGGCTAAATATATGAACATTGTGGCCACAGGTGCCAAGATAGAAGAAGTCACGGAACTACGTGACATTGTTGAAAAACTCGAAAAACATGTTAAAGGAGATTGAGAATGACGATATTTTCCAAATCAAAAGATGATGTCTTAAACCAGGATTATGCAAATGTTAATTCGTTGCAATTGACGCCGCATACAACTGCTGAAATTACAGCATTAGCCGCCAATGATACAAATGGTACGCTCTATCACAACTCGACAACCAATAAATTAGTTGTGAAATTGAACGGGTCAGTTGAAACCATAACGAGTTCATAGGAAATATTATGGCAAATTTTGAATTAGGCAAAGATAGAAATGGCGCCGTCAATTTTATTGTGGCAAGTGATCCATTTGCACACGAAGCGACTGAATTAGCCACAAATGTTGAACAGACATTAACTGTACCTGGAAATGCGGGTGAGTCAATTCTTGCACTCGTTGGATATGAACCCGGGGCTAATGTATTTGTAGATCCTGATGGAGGGGTCGTAGCGTTACTCCTACCTACCGCAAGTTTTGCCGACTATAAAGGTTTTCAAACGCGTCCAGGATTCTATGTGACAGCAGGCGATATAATGCATTTTATATCTGATACGACGGCATTTATTGAAGTTTCGTTTTATGTAGCTAACCCAGCAAACGGATAACGTCATGTATAACGACAGAATAACGCCTTTTGCACGCTACATGACTCAATTGATGTTAGGGCAAGATCTGTATCAGAAATATGCTGAACAAGGCAAAGTTGCACCACCGAGCACTGGATTTTTAATACAAAACAACAATGATTTTATTCTCCAAAATAATGGAGATAGAATTTTGATTACGGAGTAAGAGAATGGCTGGCGATTCACCAATTTGGGGTTTACCAAATAGAACTCCTACATTAACCGATAGAATAGGAAGTGATAGTAGTGCCGTGGCTCCTACTTCACGTAATACATTTGATCAAGTAAAAACATTATTTAATACGAATGGCATCTTTGATTTAACAAGTGGCGAAGTTACTCAATTAGCGAATATTGATACATCTACAATTTCCAGTTCTCAATGGGCATTTGTAGGAACCATGGATCAAGATGTTGATACGACCGCGTCTGCCAATTTTGCCAATCTTCGCGTTAATACACTTACCACCCTCAATGGTATCGTCACTACAGATGCTTCTGGGGATTTTTCTTCAAGCGTGACTTTACCAGATGGAACATTAGCAATTCCACAACCCCTTGGTGATAATACCGATAAAGTAGCAACGACAAGTTTTGTGAAAGCAGCGGTCGATGTAGAGAATTTATGGGATAGAGATATCTCAGGCGCCCCTTTTGTAAAACCATTCAATAGCGGCGATGACGTCAATATGATCAATGGAAAGATTTATACGATTGATCCATCCAATACCAGTGGTACCAAAAGTTATGAAATAAGTGAAACGTTAACTGGTGTGGTACCTGCATCTGAACATGCAAAATTTTCAATTAAAGGTTTATCACAAGGATCCCAAAAAGAATTCTTCATATATGAAGGTGCTAGCAATACTACAAAGATTACTGCAGAAGATTGGACATTTGATAATACAGTCGGAACAATTGGTCAGGCGCTTTGGAAAACTAATATTAATGCAACAGGCGGAAGTGGATTCTTTTTTGATGAAGTATTTGGTCGAAATTCTGCAGCTGCCGAAACGATTTATTATCAAGATCGCGCCATTATTGCAACTAACACAGCTGGTAGTGAAGATGGTATCCATGTTTTTGATGTCGTAGATGGTGGTACATTAACAGAATATATGCGTCTGGATGGTGGTACAAAATCTGCAACCATAGCTAAAAATCTTACGGTAACAGGTTCCATTACTTCAGCACCCGGCGCAGTAGATGGTATTGGAAGTTGGGAGAATGCAAGTTCAGTTGAAACTATAAAGTTAGATACTAATGGGGTCAGCTTTTTTGCTGGTGGTGATCTCGAAATCAGAGGAAATAATTTATTTCTTGATAATACACAAACTGTCAATTTTGCTAATTCGGCTGACTCGGCAAATTCAACTATTAAGATGGTGGTAGGGGATACCTTTGAATTTACTGCGTTCGCAGACATGAAGTTCGTTTCTCCATTAGATTTTGTCATAGATTGCGAACAAGATGTGCGTATTGAAGCGGTAGGTATTATAACATTAGATGCTGTAAATGCTGCCGCTGATTCCACAATCAATCTTACCAATACTGATGGAACATTTAATACCAAATTCGAAGTTAATGGTGTTGAGATAGTCGGCGCTAACAGTAAAGTAAACGGGCCGTTGGTTAATTCAATTGTTTATACAGATAATAATACGGATTTAGCCGGTGTGACAATGGGATTAGAAGATCAACCCATATTAAGTGATGGGGCTGCCAATCCTAAACCAAAATTTGGAACATTGAGACATGCACCCTCAGTAATAAGTGCAGCCGGTGCGACGCCAGTCGATTCGGATGTTTCAACTTGGAATAGTGATACACATGGAATAGTAGTAGGAACAGGCGGTCGCGTTTGGTTTGCATTTAAGAATTCAACAGATGTTTATTATGTTGAAGCAACGGCAATTTAGGGGGAATATATGACAATTCATCAACATGATAATCAAGCCACATTGAATGCACTCTCTAATGTTAAATGTGCTTTATATGAAATTCCAGAACGATCAGATTCTATAAATGAAATCCCCACCCAATCAATAACTACAAATGGTGATATACGGATAGGTTTTCATGTTCCAGATGATTATGTTTCATTGGTTGGAGCAAAAGCTTATTTTGTTGTATCAGCCGGAGCAGCACAAACCGCTCGCGATATTGATCTTTTCTCATCATATGGGGCAGTCGGAGAATTGCCTAATAATCATACTGAATCAGACACCACCTCAACTTATGATCTGTCAGCATTTTCAGGTGAAATATTTGCACTAGATTTAAGTGCTGTCTTGACAAGTTTAGGCGGTGATGATTCGGGAGGTATTCGAATTAAGAATAATACAATCGGGGGTGCTTTGGATTACATTATGATGGAATTTGAATATTCAATAAGTTGATATGAATTGAGGGGAGAAATTTAAGTGACAGATTATATTTATGTACGCACCATGACAGACGGACACTGGGATATTGAAAATCCAGATCGTGTAGATGGAGGTGAGAATCAAATTTATATATGTAACGAAATTGAAACCGCGTTACCCGGAAAGATATTTAGAATGTGTTGTGTGGCTTCTGAAGCTAAATTTGTTTTTGATGAAGCTTTAACTTCGGAAGAAGAAACAACTTTGACAGATACTGTGAATGCTCATCAGACAAATACATAATTTAGGAAGTTGAATGGCGATTACGATTACAAATGCGACATTAACGAATGTTAAACTGGCACCATTTTCACCATTAACGTTGAATCCAGATATATGGCTTGATGCATCCGATATAACAACCATCACAAAAGATGGTGCAGATAAAGTGAGTCAATGGGATGACAAATCTGGAAATGGAAATAATGCAACGCAAGGAACTGGCAGTCAACAAGGAATATTTACACCGAGTGCTATTAATTCCTTGTCAGCCATAAATTTTGATGGTGTTGATGATAAGATGGCGACAGCTTTAAATTGGTCGTTACAATGGCATATTTTTATAGTTATTCGACCTACAGCGGTCACCGGAGTACGCACCATACTTTCAAGTTATGATGGTACTGGTGGTTTAAATTTTAATGGTCAATATATTTTTGATGTAAGAAGTGGCTCTGCATTTTTATTTCAAGCCGCTAATTTGTCGCCTCCCCTCTCAGGAGCGCCTAGTGGGGGCGTTAATCCTAATGAAAATTATTTGCTTGAATTAACATCGGATGCAAGTAAATTTGCTGAATTATTTATAAATGATGAATTTATTGATGACGGCACCCACGGAACGACCGGCGCAACGGAACCAACCTATGTAGCTGGGAATATAGTAACAAACACCAACACGTTTAAGGGGTTTTACGGCTTATTCCTTAAGTTTCCTACTATATTAGCGAGCGGTGATAGAACCACGTTATTAACATATTTTGCAAATAAGTGGGGTGTATAAATGCCTGAAGCGAAAATATATTATCAAGGCACCCAGAACGATTTTGATACATGGCACACGTGGGTGTGCGATCCGACACGAGCGAACATTCCTGACGGAGGGCGCATAAATAAAATTTTAAATACTGAAAAACCCGACAATCAAAGAACCACAACTTATTCAGATGCTATTGCCCATCCGACTAATGCGGATGATTTTATTTGGTTCTTTGGAGATTATCCAAAAGCGGATATGGGTTTAACAGAATATACGCTGACCGAAGCGATTACGAGTGGACACATCGTTGTGTCAGAACTACAGACGGAATAATATTATTAGGAGGTTAGATATGGGATTAATTACTGAAAAAGACTTACAGCCACAAACAAACATGGCTAAGACTCCATTCAGCAATGATGCGGATAGGAGTATAGATTCTCAAGAGATGAATGTACAAACTCAACGCTTTAATGTGGATCAACAAATGGCTCACTTTAGAGTTTTAAATGGCGAACCGAGGAAATAATCATGGCAACACATACAAGAGGTCGTCCCCGTAAAATTGTTGGACGCAAGAAACGTAAATAAAGGAAGGATCACATGGCTAGAAAACCTGAAAAATTTATTCAAGGAGCCATTAAACGCCCCGGTGCACTCACTAAATTAGTGGGTGGCCCTCCTGGCGAAAATGTGGCAAAAGTGCAAAAGATTGCACGTACAGGAACGCCTTTAGAGAAACAACAGGCTAATTTCTTTTTAAGAGTTCTTCTACCTTTATCTCGCAAACGTGGAAAAAAGAAAAAATCATTGCTTTAATTGGGTAGAGATATGACGAAATGGCGTAAAGGACATGGACAATTGGAATGTGTTGTTAACTTCTATCAAGGATATAGAGTCAATTCTCGAATCATTGGATAGAAAAATGGAAGCATTTATAGATGAAGACTATAAAAAGCTAAAAAAAGAGGTAGAAACATTAAAAGTCTATCGAGTTGAACAATTAGCCGCTAATGATGCGCGTAAAGGTTTAATTACGGGCGTCTTAAAACATTGGGGGGGTATTGTTGCCATTTTAACAATAATAATTATGGGCGCGATTGAACTTAAAAAAATGAAACCTTGATGTCGACATTATTATCACGTGCGAAAAAAGTCGCTGATAAAATAAACTTGTCCAATAAGCAGTTTATTTATAAAGAGATAATGGCTGAAAAGGACGCTGAAAACGTAATTGCCAAATTAAATGATGATGCGGAATATCACGATATTATCTTAACAATAATGAAGTGCTATGAATGGACATGAGGTTAATACATTTTGGTTAGTTTTTCGCAGTGGAGAACATTGGTTTTGTAAATTTTTAAAAAAAGATTTCGGCCATGTGTATGTTTTATTTCATGATAAGTATAACTGGGTGGGTATAAATCCAAGAAGTTATCGCCTTGAATGTAAGGTGTTAAACTTTAAGCCGTCTGATGATATTGGACGACAGATGCATAATAAATTTGGTTATAAAGTAATTAAAGTAACCACACGGGTGAACTGTAACCGTACCATTAACATGCAGATGTTTTATTCATTAACGTGTGTTAGCATGGTTAAATATATTACAGGCATACGATTGTTTGCATGGACGCCATGGCAATTGTATAAACGCCTACGTAAAATGTATGGTAATAAGAAATACTATGCGGGCGTTGAATTTATTGATTATATCTTATAGGAGGTGTTTTATGACCAGTAATAGTGGCGCAAAACAAGCTGAACAACAGCAGCAACAAGAATTGCAAGCCCAATTAGCTAAACAACAAGAGGATTTGGCACAGCAAAAGAAGAAATTAGAACAACAACGTATTTCCGGGATCCGCAGAGAATTAGGAGACGGTGCAAACGGTGGTCAACCAACAGTATCGTTATTAGGTTAATATGGCTAAAGAAATTACATTTGAAGATGCACGCACTCGATTTGAACGTTATACGCGCGCTAAAAGTCACATAAGAAAATGGGATGCATTATTGCAAGAAGCCTATCGGTATACATTGCCGAATAAAGATAATTTTGAAGTTACCCATGAACCTGGCGATGCGCGTAATAATGAAATCTTTGATGCAACAGCTGTAGAAGCGGTGCAAGGTTTTGCTAATAATATGCAAGCTGCACTGATGCCACCATTACAGCGTTGGGCATCCTTTGAAGCCGGGACAGAAGTGCCCAAAGATCAAACTGATTCTGTGAATGCCCAATTAGAATCTATTAATGAAAAATTCTTTCGCATTCTCACAAACAGTAATTTAAGTTTAGTTGTAAATGAAGCCTTTCAAGAATTAGCAGTGGGAACGGCGGTTATTTTATTAAATGAAGGGACGACGAGTGAAGATCCCATTATCTTTACTTCAATTCCATTGACAGAGGTTGTCATGGAAGAAGGCCCCAAACATACCTTAGAAAATTTTTGGCGATTATGGAAAGGCCCCATTAGATTAGTTTTAAGGAATTGGCCCAAAGCCGAATTAACGCCTTCATTGCAAAATCAATTAAAGAGTACTCCTAACACAGAAGTTAAATTAATCGAAGGAACAATTTTTTATCCTGACAATCCGCCTGATAAACAATATTTATATTATGTGCAGGTTGAAAGTGGAACTGATGATATTTTAAAAGAATGGCGTAATTTTTCACCGTGGATTGGTTTTCGTTATACACGCGCACCGGGTGAGATTTTAGGGCGCGGACCGGTGATCCAAGCACTTCCTTTTATTAAACAACTCAATAAAATTGCAGAATTAATCCAGTTAGGTGCACAATATCGTGTAACACCCCCGTTTTTGGTAGCGAGTTCCGGTGCGTTAAATCCATATTCACTTAGGATCGAGCCCGGTTCAATTGTTGCCGTTGATCAAACAGCCAGTTTAGCGGGTGGCCCTCCCATTCAAACATTAGAATATGGAGGCCAGGTTAGTTTTGCACAAGCATTCATTGAAAACTTACAAGCAAATATTCGTGATATGTTATTTTCTAATCCTCTAGGGCCGGTTGCAGCTCCGAAAATGACAGCGACTGAAGTAACAATTCGTCAACAACAAGCTGTTCAAAAAACCGGAGCTGCATTTGGTCGGTTATTAGTAGAATTGTTAGAACCCATTGTCGAAAAAGTATTAATCATCTTAAAGGACAAAGGATTAATTGAAGATGTTGTTGTCAATGATAAAGAAGTGGCTATTCGCTATGAATCACCATTGGCGAACATTCAAAATCAAGAAGATATTCAAGCGGTTCAAACTTGGATTCAATTACTCTTAGGTACTTTTCAAGAACCTGGCTTGGCCGCTACGAATTTTGAAAAATTACCCGCATGGTGGGCACAAAAATTAGCGGTTCCTGCTCAATTGATTAATCAAGCCTTTCCATCTTCACCTTTGGTTCAAAGATTAAAACGAATGATTGCGCAAGGAAGCCCGGAGAGCCAAGCGCCACCTTCAGCCGTCGGTGAAATTCCATCCCCTCAATCACCGGTAACACCGGAACAAGAAGCGGCACAAGCCGCGCAACAACCCACTGAACCTGTACAATCTGGAGCAACTTAATGTCCGAAGAAAAACTGATTGATTTAGAGCAAACGGATCCTAATACGTTTCGTTTATTCCAATTATTACATAGCGTCTTTACCTCTTCACCTCAAGGGAAAGAATTATTAGATTTATTGATTAAGCGTTATTTATATGCACCATGTGCGCATCAAAATGCACCGGAGTGGTTTGCTTATTTTAGGGACGGTGAGAATAATGTTATTCGCAGTTTTATGCGTTCAATTGAACAATTTAATCAAATTCAGGAGAGTAAAAAATGACGACTGATGGAATGGAAGCTGAAGTTTCAACCACTGAGGATACGTTAGCGATTCAAGGAAATGAACAACCCGTTGCTGTACCTGATACAGAAGCGCCCGAATGGTTATATGATGAGAATATTCCCGGTCAAGGCCCCAAACCGGATTGGTTTAACGACGCCAAATATAAAACATTATCTGAACAAGCCAAAGCCCATCCTGAACTTCGAAAATTATTGGGTGGCTTTACCGGTGCTCCTGAGACTTATGAATTATCATTAGAACCACAATTCAATGAAATCACCATTGATGCAGAAAATCCTCTCTATAAAACTGTGCAAGGCTGGGCAAAAGATAATAACATGTCACAAGACGCTTTTAATTCTTTAGTTAATTCTTATGTAGCGGCTGAAACAGATTCTCAAAACGCCGAAAATGAACACAGCGTGGCTGAAAAAAAAGCTGAAATAGCAAAACTAGGTGACAATGCACAAAATCTTCTAACTGAATTGAATCAATGGGGTCAGAATTCGCTGCCTCCTGAATTATATCCTGCATTTAAAGAAATGGCATTTAATGCTGATGCGATTAAAGTCTTTGAATATCTGAAAAGTAAAAGTCATTTTTCGAGTGTTCCAACAGGGCGCACAAATTCCAATGATGGGATCTCGCGTTCGGAACTGCGCGAAATGATGAATGATCGTCGCTATGGTCGAGATTCACAATATACCAAAGAAATAGACAACTTATATCAAAAAATATTGGGTTGACATTTCTCATCCAGTATGTTTTATAATGCCAGATAAGTTTCTGCTACCCCGCATTTTTGGGCCCAGAAGTTAGAGTTCTTTCTAGCGATGGCCCTTTCAATTAAAGCTACCCATCCTCTGAAAGTAAAATTTTTGATTTATCAATAATTTGGTTTTTGAGGAGTTTTATAATGACAGCAAGTCTAAATAATGTCGCTGTTCAACAATTTCATGATAGTTTTATTAATAAATTTGCAGCTACCCAGGCAATTTTAGATGCTTGTATGGAAGTGCATGGAGTTGTTGGCGATGCGTATAAATGGCCTGTATTAGGGTTTACCGAAATGCAGCTACGGGGAGCACCCCAATCGTTGGTGCCAGCGAGCGATGTGTCGCATGATCAGATCGTAACCACGTTTAAGGATTATGTTTTAAATTTACCCACCGATATCTTTCAACAGTCCAATGTGAATGTAAATGAAAGACAAGCTTTAGCTCAAGTACATGCTAAGGCAGCGGGAAGACGTATTGATCAGTTTAAGATTGATGCATTGGAAGCATCTACCACGACCAATACGATTGCGAATGGGGGCACAAATTTAACCGTAGAGAAATTGAGAGAAGCGCAATTTTTCATGGATGAAGAGAATGTCCCTGCGGATCAACGTTGGTTTTTAATGGGGGCAAGTCAGAAAAGATCACTTTTAAGATCTACAGAGATCACAAGTTCTGATTTTAATACCGTTAAAGCATTGGTAAATGGTGAGATCAATTCATTTTTGGGTTTTCAATTTATAACAATTGGAACACGCGGAACGGGTGGTTTACCAAAAGCTGGTGATATCCGAACCAATTTTGCATGGCAATTTGATGCCGTCGGTTTGGTCTTTTCATTAGATCCTGTCACCAATGTTGAGTGGTCGGTTGAACGTCAAAGCTGGGTAAGCGTTTCACGCTTGAAAGCCGGGGCTTCAGCTATTCTTAATCCAGGCATCGTTAAAATCGATTGTGATGAAACTGCATAATAGGAGATAAAATTATGGCATTTACTACAAATACTGCAGCTTTAATTTCGAGTGGTTTTGCGGATGGAGCACCTGCTTTATTAAGTTTTAAATCTACTACGGATGACTTAGCAACCATTAAAGCGTCGGCTTATTTTAACGAATGGATTGAACTTTTAACGGTTGATTTCTTGTTTTATATTATTGGGACAGATGGCGCAGACTTGGTGAAAGTTACGTCTGTTACAACCAATGTAACCGTTAGTTCTATTTTAGGTGCATTACCACCTGGATCCGTTGAATTGGCAGATCTAGCAGCTGGCATTAAGCCGTCTAATATTATTAAATTTGACGGCAAGGAAAGCAATGGGGGCGGAAGTGCCACGATTGCGATCATGGTAGCCGGTACATTAGCGACAGATTTGGTATATGCCCAAGTCGAAGCCAGTACCAACGCAGTTGAGGTGCAAAAGGTTACACCGACGACAGATACCGTAACGGTTCTGTTGAGTGGTGATCCGGGTGCATCAACTATAATTACGTGGGAAGTTCACCGCGCAGCTGTGTAAAACAACAACTTATAGGAGGGTAAACTTTTTATCCTCCTATATTAGAGGTAATGTATGGCCTCAAAGATTTCTATTATTTCAAATGCATTTGTATTGTTGGGTAATTCCCGACCTGTTAATGATTTGAATGACACCCCGCAAACAGCAGCGGCATCTGTTTTATATGATGATATGTATCCTGATATCTTAACAAAACATCCGTGGCGCTTTGCGATGTTGTTAAGAGAATTAAATCAATTAACGGCAACCCCAATTTTACAACAATGGCAATTTGCGTATCAATTACCAGCAGATTATTTAAATATCTTACGACTTCATTTCAATGGTGATTATAGAATTTATGA